TAAAGGCTGGCGCTTATTCATCACCAGTTAAAACATTAACATTGGATGATCTGAGAAGTCCAATTGCCTTGGATACACGTATAACTATGCGTGATAACTTTAACACTGTTCGAGGCACATTTGTTGACGCTTCACAGGGTTGGATCAGCGCTGACTACCCAGAGGTTACAGGCGCTGCGTTTGTCACGGAGGACAACGGGGAACAAGCGCTGCTTGACCTACAGCTACCATTTACAACAAGTTCTGCAACGGCACAAAGGCTTGCCAAGCTGACGTTGTATAGAGGTCGTGAGCAGATGACCTTTAGCGCTGACTTTGGGTTAGAGGCGCTTGAGGTTGAAGTCGGGGATATTATTGGCATTACCAATGCTCGATATGGATTTAACGCAAAAGAGTTTGAGGTTGTTGGTTGGAAGTTTTCCTCTGACCAAGATGCTGGTGATCTAAGAGTTAATCTTACGCTAAGAGAAACATCTGCTGCTGCATTCAATTGGAACGCTGAAGAAACAGATATTATCAGCAATAATACAACCTTGCCTAGCATTACTGCTGGTACAGCTATAACAAACCTCACGCTGTCAGACGGTGGATCTGAGGTGCAGGGTGATGGCACTGTCATTAATAGTTTGCTTGCTAGTTGGACAGCGCCAACGAATGCTTTTGTGAGCTATTATGAGGTTGAGTTAAGGCAAACTGCCAGTGCTAATACTACTGTGTTTACCACCTCTGAAACGTCCATTGTTTTATCGCCAGTTATAGATGGTGTGAATTACACAGTAAGAGTTAGAAGCGTATCAGTCACGGGATTTAGAGGGGCTTATGCTTCCGCTTCCGCAACATCGGGTGGCGACACATCCGCACCAAGCGCACCAACTTCTGTCTCTGCTACTGGTGGCTTTAAGTACATTACAGTCAATTGGACTAATCCAGCCAACAGAGATTTAAACTTCGTAGAGATTTACGAAAACTCTAGCAATACAACGTCAGGCGCAACCGTTGTTGGTACATCTTCTGGCAGTGCATTCGTCAGAACAAATTTAGGCATCAACGTAACAAAATATTACTTTCTAAAAGCTGTAGACTTTAGCGGCAACAAGTCTGGCTTTACATCTGGCGTGACTGCTACGACTGACTTTATTGACAATGCTGACTTTGAGAATGGCGTAAGACAACTATTCTTAGACAAAGGTTTAGATATTATTGAGCCTGTTTCTTCGCTGCCAGCGGCTGGTGACTTCGCAGGACAACAAGTATTCTTAACGACTAATGGCAAGTTGTATCGGTGGACAGGTAGTGCGTGGGTCTTAACAATTGCTGCATCTGATGCTGGTGATTTGACGGGCCAAATAACTGGTACGCAGATTTCTGACAATGCGATTACTGCGCCAAAAATTTTAGCGGGGACAATAACCGGCAAAAAAATTACGGCCAAAAAAATGAAGGGCGGGCTTTGAAGCACCGCTGGCATCATCACATCATCAGCGCAAATTAATGATGGTTTAATTAAAAACGCTAAAACCAAAAATGGTGCGATTACGACTGCTAAAATTACTGACGGTCAAGTTACTAACGCTAAAATCGGTAACACTATACAATCCACAAATTACTCTGCTGGGTCTTCTGGTTGGAGTATAAACAAAAACGGCTCTGCTGAGTTCAACGGAGTTGTTATCTCTAGGCAGCTTATGGTTGATAGCGGTACTTTTACAGCGTCAGCTTTTACCTGCAATGCTAATTCTAGTTTCGATATTAGATAAAACTTATAATTTAGAAGCCACAAGCGTACCTATCAGCGCATGGACGGGAACTAACTTTACCTATCTAGCAACCGCTGGTCTTAGCAATGTAAATGCTTTTGGAACTACATCTCAGATCCCAAATATTTTTTGGGGGGTTAGAACGGTAGTGTTACCTTTGACAAAGTGGTCTGGAAGCCAAACGTTAAGACTGCGATTTGAGATTTGGGGTAAGTACTTAACAGGTATGGGTAACATTAGTGATTCAAGCTACCCGCCTTCTGGAAATTTTAATATTAATTGGAAAATTTACAAGGTGACATAATGCAAGTTGGAGATATTATAAGCGGCTTTGAGGACGAAGATGGAATTACATTGCATCAAATAATCATGAAGGGCGACGAGGTTTCAGGCATATCTGTTATTCAGTACAAACCCACAGATGAAAATTTCGCTTGGGCAATACAGCAACTGGCTGCGCTAGAACAAAATGAGGAATAATAATGGCATACAAACTAGGAACACGTAGCTTACAGAACTTGTCAGGAGTACACCCTGATATGCAAGCTGTAGTTAAGAAAGCAATAGAGATCACTGAGGTAGACTTCACAGTCATCGAAGGTATACGTCATATTGATCGTCAAAGACAATTACTCAAAGAGGGTAAGTCAACTACACTTAACTCAAGACACATCACAGGTCATGCTGTAGACATGGTTCCTTGGCCTGTAGATTGGGAAGACTTAGATAGGTTTGAAACTATGGCTGAAGCCATGAAGGATGCAGCAGAAGAGCTTGACATTTCCATCGTATGGGGTGGTGACTGGAAGAGCTTCTATGATGCCCCTCACTTTGAACTTGATCGTAAGGTCTACCCAGCATGACCAAGGATGAAGATAATTGGCACCTCTCTAGGAGTGTACCTATAACCCTTATCTTTGGTCTTATAGCTCAAGCAGCAGCTATAGTGTGGACTGTCTCTATGATGATGTCAGACATTGAACGTAATGGTGAAGATATCATGCGTCTACAGTCTAGGATGTCTATTGTAGAAGACGCCACACAAAGGCAAGCAATATCTATGGCCCGCATAGACGAAAACATTAAAGCAATCCGACAATCAGTAGAGAAAATGGCTAATGACCAGTAAGGATTGTTATGATAGACCCATTCACTGCCCTAGCTGCTGTCAAGAGTGCTGTCAGTGCAGGTAAAGAGCTTGTCTCAGTTACTAAACAAATTGGTGAGTTCTTTGATGGTGTCGATGAGCTAAGGAACAATCACAATAAAAAGAAGAACAGTCTCTTCTCAGGTGATGATGAGAACAGTATGGAGACTTTCGTTAAGCTACAGAAGGCTAAGGATGCTGAAGAAGAACTCAGAGCCATTGTGATAGCTACCAGAGGTTATTCCGCTTGGGGTGAGCTACAGGAAATCAGAGCTAGAACACGTAGAGAACGTAAAGAGAAGGAAGCTGCTGATAGGCTCCGTAAGCAAGAGATTGTAGAGAAGGTAGTTGTTATTGGGGGTACTCTAATCGTGCTGTCTATAATCACAGGAATAGTTACTCTTGCTATAATGTCGTCAAAGGGAATGCTATGAGCCTAGATGCTAAAGGTACTTTTCCATTTCAGATGTACCAGATCCCTGAGTTTACAGCCACTACAGTGACTACAGCACCTACCCCACCAGCTAAGACTAGCACTGATAAACCAAAGGTTGTAGAGCCAGCTACTCGTAGTGAAGTTACCATAAGACTTGATAAGTACTGGCAAGAGAAGGCTGAAGAACTCTTAAATAGGCAGAGAAGTATGGCTGAGATAGCCTACAGTCCCAATGGTAGAATTGTAGCGCCTATAGAAGTAGGTAGAATACTAGACGTAGAGGTTTGATATGGAAACTATACTAGCTTGGAAACTACTACCACGACTAATGATGTTGGTTATGACTGGTATGTACATTAGGGTCATTGAGTGGTTTATGTCGTTACCACCAGAGGCTATGACATCACAGGCAACTGCACTTACAGCAACTGTAACTGGAGCCTTAACGGGAGCCTTCGCCGTTTGGCTAGGGAATGAGAGCAAATGATAGGACAAATAATAGGTAGTGTAGTTGGTTTAGCTACAAGTGTAATCGACAGTAAGACACAGATCAAACTAACTGAGGCTGAGATTAAGAAGAAACAGCTTACAGGTGAGATAGACTGGGATCTAGCTGCTATACAGGCTACACAGAATAGCTGGAAAGACGAGTGGATAACCCTACTCTTCAGTATTCCCCTGATACTAGCGTTTTGTGGTGATTGGGGTAATGCTATAGTGCAAGCTGGTTTTGCAGCACTTGAGACTATGCCAACATGGTATCAGTATTCCCTTGGAGGGATCGTATCAGCATCCATAGGAATTAGGTCAGTATCTAAATTCTTCGGTAAATAATAACAACAAAAAGACTACCCCAGACAAACTTAAGCCCCTGTATCCTTAGTTGGACGCAGGGGCTTTTTCTATTGTGTCATTGCTTTAAATGTACTGGTTAAAGACTTTAGTAGGTTACTCAGTGTAAAGTAAGCATAGTCCACCTCTTGTTGTAGTTTATGTACCTTCCAGACCAAGTAGAGTGTAATACCTAAGTGTACTAAGTCTACTGACTGATTTAGGCTTATCATTTCTTACTCTCCACCTGTATGAGCTTAGATAAGTACCATTCAGCTTTCTTAAGATCCTCTAAGCCATTCTTGTAGCGCCACCTATGAAGATACTTAGCTATATTCCCTCGTAGGTATCCTACAAACTCATCCTTACTTAAGAAGTCCTCAATGTATTTGATACACTCAATAGTGCCTTGTCCGTAATGTGGTGGACTGTTTACATTATCAGATTCCATCTTACTTAAGTCCCACTTAGCCATTACTATTCCCCTGTCTATGATATTGAATTTAAGATGCCAACTAACAACATGAATACAGCAAGTGTTTCAATTCCAGTCATTATTCTCCCCTTATGTTAAATCTACAAGTTCACATGTGTCACCACTACAAGCCATTGTTTGACTACCAGCGGTGTTATCTTCATTCTCATACTCTGAAAGTTCAGACCAGTCAATAGCCTTTGGCATAAGTTCTAACAGTTCATGGTAGTCTGTTGCTTCACATTCCTGATAAGGTGCTTGCTGATAAGTATGATCTGAGTGAGGTAAGAACGACACACCTGACATCTCATCAAAGTGTTTGTAGACAAATGCACCCACTTCCATCCACTCATGGTCACGTACTGAGATCGTCACTGAGGGCTTATGCTCACACCAGTGATCGCTGATACATCAGCCAAATCTCTAGCTGCTCAACGGCAGTCATATCATTCCGAGTAACTGCTCCTACTGGAGACTTGATAGGGAAGCTAAAGACTGTAGTAGTATCACCCTTCATCACACATGGTTCGTTAGGTACACCCTTATCAATCATAAACTTCGTCAGCGGGTCTTTGTTATCTCCACGCACAGTACGAACATAATAAGGGCTGTGACGAGCATGAATGCCACTAGCAGAATCAACAAG